ATCCTATCTAGGGTTAATGATTATTATAGTTTCTGGGTTAAGACAGCTATGGCTATTTCTAATGCTGACCCTATCGATTTACAATCCAGTTCTACATATCCAACTAAATTATTCGATGCTGTAGAAGCTGGTAATGGTCTAGTAATATTTAGTGCTAGTGAACAGTTCCTTCTTAATTCTGGTGCTGAAGCTTTGCTTACACCTGAGACTGCTAAGATTGGTTACTTATCATCCTATGGATTTAACCCTGACACCTCACCTGTATCATTAGGTACAACAATTGGTTTCTTGAATAGTACTGCTAGACAAGCTCGTTTCTATGAGATGGCTGGCGGTGGAGCTAATGAGGCACCTCAGATAAATGAACAGACTAAAATTGTAGGAGAACTATTCCCTCAAAAAATTACAAGCGTAGCTGAATCTAATGAGAATGATGTACTTTTATTTGCAGTAGATAGTACATTACATACTGCTACAAATGAAGTATGGGGTTATAAATATTTTACATCAGGTGATAGAAGATCTCAATCAGCATGGTTCAGATGGACGATGCCTAATAAAGTGATCTACCATACTATTCTAGATGATGTATATTACGCAATATTAAGCGAAGGTAGTAACAATAAATTTACACTAGAAAAATTTGACATAAAATTAACTGCAGATACACCTATGATAGGTTCTGCACCTGATGAAAATAGGGTACATTTAGATACCAAGAAAACTATTGCATCAGGTGATATGACTTATAATGGTCAAACCGATGTAACTACATTTACATTAGGTTCAGGTTTTTATAGTTCTAATAACTTAACCGTATATTGTACTACAGATAGTGACGCTGCAGGTAAAAGTTATGATGTACCATCTGCTAAGATTACAGGAACCGCTCCTAGTCAAACAGTAACACTCCCTGGTAACTGGAAAACATCCACTAAAGATGGATCTTCAGTTAATACAGATCTGATTGTAGGATATGAGTATGAGTTTGAAGTTGAACTACCTAAGATTTATATTACCCAATCAGATGGTAATTCTATATCATCTGAAACCAGAGGATCTCTAATCATTCATAGAATGAACTTTGACTTTGGTGATGTTGGTGTCATAGATGTAACCTTAAAAAGAAGAGGAAGAGATGATTATACTTATACAGTTGAATCATTAGAATGGGATAATGTGTTAGCCAGTACAGCAAATATTGCTAAAGGTTACTTACATACCATACCAGTCTATGATAGAAACGAAAACCTAACCGTATTAATTAAATCTAATCACCCATCTCCTGCCACTATTCATTCAATGAACTGGGAAGGAGACTACTCACCAAGATACTATCAACGTGTCTAAATACATTCACCCCATTACAGAGAAGGCTGCTATATATGTAGCCTCTCATCTTCGACCTGATGATTATAGAGAAGTGAAAGAAGGCCACGGTCATGAACCTCTTCTCTATGTTCCTCACTCAGCTTTCTGTGGAGACACAGTTTGGTTTGAAACCCCCGACGGCAGGAATGCCGGACTGGCGGGAGTGCAAGAAGGTGGAGTAATATGGATGTTGTGTACACCAGCCATCCATGACTATCCCCTTACCTTTGCACGTGAAGCTAAACGATTTGTAGAAAGTAGAAAAGAAGAACTCCTTTGGAACATTGTAGATAAACGGAATACCGCTCATCTAAAACTTCTAAAGTTTTTAGGATTCAAGTTCTTACGGGAACTTAAACATGGTCCTAACCAATTAACCTTTATAGAATTTTGCCGTGTGCGAACCAGTAACAATAGCTAGTGCAGCTATCTCAGGTGCTCAACAAATAGCAGGACATCAAGCTGAAATGTCAGCAGCTCGAGGACGGAATAATGCTAAACTAAAAAATTGGCATAGACAAACCAGAGAATATGAAGTCACAGCTAATCTTGATAATGTTAAATATCTAAGCGATGTTATCGATCAAGATCAAGACCAAGATAAAACATACCAAGCGATGTTAGATCAATGGTCTGATGCAGATGCTCAATTAAAACAAATATTTGCAACTCAAAACTTTGCAATAGAAGACGCTATAGTAGAAATGCATGAAGGCTCGTATGCTGGTACCCAGACAGGAGCAACTGCAGCTAGATTAGCAGGTAAGTCAGCTATGGAAGCTGGAAGGAAGAAAGCTAGAGCAATACATTCTAAAATGTTTGCTGTAGATGAAGCAAATAGGCAGAAAGGAAAAACATATACAGCAGCTAAACATGATTCTGATATGTTATTTAGAGATATAGCATTTGCCCCAGTACATGGTTTTGCACCTGCAACTCCTGAATATGAAGCCGGGCCTAGTAAGGCTAGTCTGATACTTGGATTAGCAGGTACAGGTCTGCAAGGGTATAAGGACTACAAGGCAGCTACTGCTCCTAAAGTATAGGGGTAACATATGTCTAAATCATACGATAGGAATATTGAGAGGCTCAAGGCTAACCAACGTCAGGTCTCTGCACAGGAACAGCAGATCACCACTCAAACTGCTAACATACGTGGTCAGGAAGCCATACAACATGCACAGGCTTGGCAAAAGCTTACACCCTTTTCTGATGCATTAAAAGAATGGAAGAAAAAAGATATAGAAAAAAAGAAACAAGAAGGGATAGCTGAAGCTAGAAAAGCTAAATTAGATAAAGCTAAATGGTTAAATGAGAATGGCTCTGAAGCTGCCAAAAGAATTTATGCCATTGAGCAAGCTAAAAAGATGGGTGAATTAGCATTTGAATTTGAAGATGCTAAAGCACAAGATCTTGAATACCATAAATTAAAAGAACAATTATTAAAACAAGGTGGTTCAGCTGCTTATCCAGATGCTGATAGAATAACTCAACTCTCCCCATGGCAACAAGTCGGTTTTGCACAAGAACAAATCCGTTCTAAGATGCAAGGGTATGAACAGCAGCTAGAACATGCCTTACAAAACGGTACAGAACCTATATCCGTTGGAGGTATTACATATACAGCAGCTGAAATAAAAGATAATAATCTTGCTTTTCCTTTAAAACAAGCTGCAATTGAAGTATATTCTGATAAGATTTATACCAACTTAGGTCTAGATCGATACTCAGATGAGATGATTAAGATGTCTGGGGTTAATGAAACTATCCAGAAAGCTAAAGATTCTCAATTAGGTAAGTATAGAGAACGGTATAACATAGAATCTTCTATGAATACCAGGCAAAGAGCTAAGTTAGAATGGTCTAGATCAGAGAAAACAGCTGTTGATTTACAACATCTATTACTTAAAACCTCTAATACAGCAGATACTAAAGGTAATCTTTTAGGTCGTGCTGGTGGTTGGAAGGAAGTTGAATCTATTCTTACACAAGAAGGTATAGATAGACAAAATCCAGAGTATGCTGAGACTGTATTAAATCAACCCATGCCAGCTTCAATGGCTAAAGAACTAGGTGTTAAGCCTGGTAAAACTTTTGCACAGCAATGGCCTGGTAAGGTAAAATCAATTAAAGCTGCTATTAGAAAAGGTTATGTTGACCAAGTAAATGAAGAAGAGAAGTACCTAGAAGCAGCTGGTACAGATTTATCTAATACATTTATAGAAGAAGCTAGGAAAGGTGATTTAACTTCACAACAAGTTAATGAATACAAACGTAAATTCGGTGAATTAGGATTAACCATACCTTCTAGTGTAGAGAAATATGAAACAGCTAGCGATAGAAACCAACGAGAAGATGAAGATTTAATTGAATCTCTTATGGCTAGTCAGAATGGTTACATTTCTAATGAACAATTAGATTCATTCCATCCTAAAGCTGCATTAGAACATAGGGAAAAAGCAACTAAATTAGAAGAAGGTGCTCTTAAGAAACATGATGCTGATAAGAAGATTAAAGCTCATCTTGATACAGCCTTTACTAATATGGGTATCAAAGGTAATGAAAAAAGCCCTGCCTATGTAGAAGCGATGGCAAACGCAAAAGCCGATTATGCTCAGAAATATAATCAATATATTGCCATGGGTTATAATTCCAGCCAAGCAAGTCATTTAGCTTTAAATGCTCAACAAGTTACAGATAAAGAAACAGGTGAAATAGTACCTGATTCAATGGGTGTCTTACAGGAAATTAAAACAAATGGCGAAGGTAGTAAATATGTTATTACTGGGCAATCAGTTGAAAGGGATATGAAACCTGGCCATATTAGAGTAGGACAAATTAAAATGGGTAAAGATGAAATACTTAATGACCCATTTGCTGTAACAAGTAAGGTTATTGGAGGTGATTATGGTCATCGTCAAATAACTTCTATTAAGAACAATCTCGAAAAACATGGCCCTAGAGGTTTATATATGGATAAAGGTGCTTTAGCTTATTATGAAGGATTAGCACGTGGTAGAAACGCTAGAGAAGGCGGTTGGTGGGGTATAGTCGATGCTCAACTAAAAGCTGCTGGACATGAAGGATTGAATGGTGGGAAAAAACCTATTGGAGTTCAAATTGCTGCTGGAGTAGATGAAACAGGGAACTCTTTACCAGACCCTAATGGTATGGAAATCCCTGCTAAACGTATGGCAGCATGTATGAAATATCAAAATAGATATAATAATCGATACATTATGAATACAACTAAAGATTGTTATAACTTCAATGGTACTTCTGTTTTTGATGAAGAAGAAAATTTAGCACCTTGGTTCTATAACTTTGGAGGGGTTTTATAAATGGACGAATTAACTTTTGATCCAACTAACACCCAAAATACAGATACTACTATGGAAGTAGAAGGGCTTGACGATCAAATTGAAGAAATTCAACAAGCCTATCCAGAACAAGATTGGAGAACTCCTGCTCAAGTTGAAGCAGAAAACCAAGCCCAAGCTGAACAGCAAACACCAACTGAAGCACAACCTACACAAGAGGCTCAACCAGTAACTCCTACTGAAGTAGTCTCAGAAGAACCAGAACCTTTTGATTGGGGTAATGCTGAAGGCCAGTATAATGATCATATTGTACATGCTATTAATGCAGGTAATACTTCACCTGATGGTTACATACCTTCTGAACTTATAAAAGATAGAAACGGTAAACCTTTACCAGAAGGAATTATTAAATCTCAAAGATTGAATTATGGTTATATTGAAAAGGAACATAAACTTTGGGAAGATTATAAAGAGAAAGGTGGGGATGCTAATTTAGAAAACCAATTAAATACTATCAACGCTATTAGGAATGATCCTGAATTACTTCAGAGATATGATCGTAATGGCGATGGTCAATTTACTATTTCTGATTGGCATGATATGAGCAGAGCCAATGGAGGTGACGGACTAACTCCTGAACAGGAAATAGCATTAACTGATAAATGGATAGGTGGTTTGCAAGACAAATCTTGGCTTAGACGAGGTAAAGGTTTCTTTAGACAATTCTTAGCTGATGGTGTGCTTTGGGATGGCGTAGGACATCTTGATACAAACATGGCTAGGTTTACTGGTACTAGACGATTACAAGCGTTAGGTCCAGATGCTTTAATGAAAGAGCAAGGCGAAAGTACTAGGCAAAGTCAACTAGGTTCTCTATTTGATTTAGGGAATACTATATTAGAAGCTCCTGAAAAACTTTGGGCAGCCAATCAAGTACAACGAGAACAAGGTGAAGCAACTAATGATCCTAGAACCTGGTTTGATGGAGACACCTTTGCTACTACTGATGCTAAATTAGATGATTGGGTATATAATCATGATAATGAAATGTCACTTGGGTACGCAGTAAATCATCCAAACAATAGAGTTTGGAGTGATAAGATGATGTACGAGATGACATATTATGGTGTACCTGCTGTGGCTACTACTGTTGCTACAGGTGGTTTAGGTACTGGTGCATTTGCAGGGATAGTTTTAGAAACAATACCTTTAGCTACATTCCGTGATCTTTCTGAAAAAGGTATCGGTAATATGTATGAAGAAAGTCATATATTAAAAGCATATGCAGAGGCACATCCTGATTGGTATATTGATGGAGCACCTGCTACTCAATATCTTGAAACCCCGTGGGGTAGACAGATGGCTCATGTTGGTGATGAAGTTGTCTGGGATGGTGGAACGCAAGCAGTTCTATTTGGTCTAGGTAATGCCGCAAGATGGGGTATTCCTGAAGCATATAGATTCGGTTCTAAATGGTTAGCGCAGCATGATATAAGCATCAAGCCATGGTCAAGGCATAAAACCACTCCACAACGAAATCCAAAATATTTCAAAAATGCTAAGAAACAGCAGATAAATGATAAGATAGAAGCTGGACAATCTCAACAACGTATAGCTGAAGAAGGTCCATCTAGTCCTTGGGTAAGAGATCCATGGAGTGAATCAAGCCTTAATTCAACATATGGTGATTTCAAGAATGGACCAAATCAAACAGGTCAAGGTATAGCTAAAATTAGAGGTGACGTATTAGACATTAATAATCAATTAGATGAAATAGATGGTGCAGTTTTACGAGAAGGTGGTAGTACTGATGGATTCTTAAAACCATTAGAAGAAGCTGAGTTTAGTAAAAGTGGTATACCTGATCCATGGATGACTGGTAAACTAAATGAGTACTGGAACAGTCCAAGGTTAAAGACACAGTTAGATGAACTAAACCCATTACAACGTACTTTAGGTACATATGGTAAAAGCACACTTAAAAGAATACAAGAAGTTTTAGGTAGAGATGCATCTAGTTTATCTCCCGCAGAATATTGGGGTAAAACATTTACTGATACACCTCTTAAACCTGGTGAAGCGTTAGACGATATCAAAGCATTTGTTACTAAAAACTTAGTAGTACAAGATGCTGTTAATATGAGTCTCTTAAAGAGTCTTAGAGATACAGCTAATGGTGCTGGGGAAATGCTTGGTAAAGCTGATATATTTGCTACAGGTGGTCCTATGAGAAGGATTGCTAATAACTTAGTAACTGGTTTAACACAAGTTAAGAAGACTCAATTTACTTGGGATCTTGCTGCCAAGAGGATGAAAGAATCTGGTGGTGAATTGACTCAGGATATGGTTGAAGAAATAAACGGACTTGTAGCAAAACGGTCTGTAGAACTTCAACAAGAAAATATGGATGGTGTACGGTTAATGATGCAGGTACTAGAAGATAGTGATTCTGATGAATTAGCTGAAGGTATACTTGATGTATTTAAAGTATCAAATGATATCCATAATTTTAAAGATTTTGATGCGTGGATGAGACAGAAAATTAGTGGTGGCGAATTTAATGGTCAAGTAAAAACAGGTGTATTAATAAAAGAACTACAAGGTGTTATGATTAATAGCATACTTAGTGGTCCTAAAACACCTATGAGAGCTTTACTTGGTACTACTATTAACTCTTATCTTAATGCTATTAATGAAGCCGCTGGAGCTACATTACGAAGACCTTTTACAAATGATATAGCTAGTCAAAGAGCTTCAATTGCAAAGCTAAAAGGTATGTTTGAACTTATACCTGAAGCAACTGACGTATTTAGGAAGAATTGGAAAGCTAAATTCAATGCAAATATAGCTGATATTAGAACTAGATACTCAGATCCAATGACTAGAGGTGATGAGAACTGGCATTTATTTGGTGAATGGACTGAGAAAAATGGTAATATAGGTGATAAAGCAGCCTTCTATATGGCTAATATCGCTAGAAATTTGAATAACAATAAACTTCTTAGTTGGTCACCCAGAGCTTTAGCAGCAACTGATGATACATTTAAGTGGTTATTAGCTAGAGCTAGGTCTAAAGAAATAGGTATGAGACAAGCTTTAGAAGTAGCTGGGGAAACACATGCTAAATTCTCCCCAGACCTGATGAAGCAAGCAGAGGATATTCATTATAAGAATCTACTTGATGCTGATGGGAATTTAGATTTAAGTCAAGATGCTTGGTTAAACAAACAATTTAAAGAGGTTACGTTAACTTCTGAATTAACTGGTTTTTCTAAAGAACTTGATACTTTATTAAAAGATAAGCCACTTGTAAGACCTTTCTATTTATTTGCTAGAACAGGTATTAATGGTTTAAACTTTACTTACAAAAACACCCCATTACTAGGTGCATTACATAAAGAATCTATTGATATTCTTAAACATACTGGTGATGATTATAGCTCCTTATTCAAGTATGGTATTGAAAATGCAGATGATTTGGCTAATGCTAAAAACTTATTTGCAGGTAGACAGGCAGTAGGTGCAGCTACAGTTACAACCTTTGCAGGTATGTATATGGGTGGGCAAATGACAGGTAACGGTCCTGCTGATAGACAGCTAAGACAAAACTGGATTAATGCTGGCTGGAAACCTAATCATATATACATAGGTGATGTAGGAATCGATTATACTTCATTAGAACCTTATAATACTATCTTCTCTACTATCGCTGATATTGGCGATAACATGGAACTAATGGGCAGTGAGTGGGCTGAGAAACGTTTACAAGCTGTAGCTTTTGTAGTAGGTAGAGGTTTATCTGGTAAAACATATATGTCTGGTTTAGATCAGATGATGCAAATAGCACAGATGAAACCAGGTTCGATAGATAAAGCAGGTGCTAATATATTGAATAATAGTATACCTCTTGCAGGTATGAGGAATGAATTTGGGAAATGGATAAACCCTCACATGAAAGAGTTGAACTCCGATATGTGGACTTCTATTAGAAATAGAAACCAAGCCTCTGAATTTTTAGCTGGAGGAGAGAAACTTCCAGAGAAGAGTGACTTACTAAATGGTAAGCCTATTAAGGATTGGAATATTATACATAGATCTTTCAATGCTGTCTCACCAGTTGGGTTAGATATTAGAAATGATACTCCTGGTAGAAGGCTTCTATTAGATAGTAACTATGATCTTAAATCTACAACCTATGCTTATGGTGGATACTCCTTTGTTAAGGATGCTCATGTCAGAGCACACTTCCAAAATGCTATAGGTACAGTTCCAATTACAGTTGGATTTAAGAAGTTTAAGAATGTAGAAGAAGCTTTAAATCATCTAGCAGGTAGAAAAGATATTAAAAATTCAATGGAAGATATGAAGAGAGATGGTAAGAATCCAGCTAACTGGGATCTTGATCCTAATACATATCCTCATAATACTCTTATAGATAATGTCATGAACCAAGCTAGGTCGAAAGCTTGGGCTAAATTAAACGATCCATCTCACCCAGGTTATTCCAGAGTTCAACAGTTGAAAGCTGAGAAAGATGGTAAGGATTCAAAAACCAGGGATAACAGACAAGAGATATTAGATCTTAGTTTCCCAAATAAATCCATAGAGAATTTCCCTAAGTAACTAAATGGCACATACAAAAGTAACAAAAACATACTCCCAGAATACGGGAGCAGCTAATACATTTAGCTACTCAGGAAGTTTTGATGTCTTCAAAGGAACTGAAGTAGTTGCATTATTAGACAACGTAGCGTTGACCTATACAGCGTCAACCATAAATGAATCCGCCTCCCCCCGAGAATATACAGTTGATACATCAGCTAAAACCATACATATTGGTGGAGCTAATTTGTCTAGTGGTGTAGTAATCATAAGACCTGAGACTGATATGGGTGCCCCTACACCTAGAGCAGACTATACTCCAGGTGCATCTATAACATCAGCTGACCTCAATAATAACCAGCTCCAATTAATGCGTAAAGCTATGGAGTACGATGAGCAGAAGTTATCTTCTACTGGTGGTACTATGACTGGTAACCTTACCATGGGTGAGGATACTACGATTATATTTGAAGGTGCAACAGATGATGCTTACGAGACAACACTTACGGTTACTGATCCTACTGCTGATCGTACAATTACTATTCCTAACATAACTGGAACAGTAGTAACAACAGGAGATACAGGTACAGTTACAGCCACTATGCTGGCAACTGATTCTGTTGATTCTGCTGAGTTAGTAGATGGAAGTATAGATACAAGTCATATTGGAGCTAGTCAAGTAACGACTGCAAAGATTGCAGATAGTAATGTAACAACTGCTAAGATAAATGCTGATGCTGTTACAAATGCTAAGATAGCTGATAATGCTATTGATTCAGAACACTATACAGATGGTAGTATTGATACAGCACATATAGCTGATAGTCAAATAACATCTGCAAAGATTGCTGATGGTACAATTGTAGCTGGTGATTTAGCATCTGATTCAGTCACAACTGCTAAGATTACAGATGGTAATGTAACAACTGCAAAGATAGCAGCTGACGCAATTACTGCAGCTAAGATAGCTGACGATGTGGTTAATTCAGAGCACTATGCAGCAGGATCTATTGATACTGAACATATAGCAGACTTAAACGTTACTACAGCTAAGATAGCAGCAGACGCTATAACAGCAGCTAAAATAGCTGACGACGTTGTAGACTCTGAACATCTTGCTGCAGGAGCGATTGATACTGAGCATATAGCTGGTACTCAAGTTACAGCTGCAAAAATTGCATCTAACGCTGTTACGACAGCTAAGATTACTGATGCTAACGTAACGACAGTCAAGATAGCAGACTCTAACGTAACCATTGCTAAACTAGCTAGTGATTTAAAATCAACAAGTATATCAGATAGCGACACACAACTTCCTACATCAGGAGCTGTTGTGGATTATGTAGCAGCTCA